TACTCTTCTAACACAAATCAATACCTTATCAACCTTAATATCATCAAGAGTTGTTAACAAATTCTCTGCATCTGTTTCAATTGGTGCTCTACCTGCTTTAATCATATCTAACTGCTTAACTAACACTCTAGCTGGTAATATGTGCTTTTGAACTACTAATTCAGGAGCACTCACCTGTTCTAATACTTTACCAAACACCTCAACATCATTCATTCCAGGATCCGAAATAGTAGTAGAGTGCTTAGGAGTAGCAGTAAAGAAATAACAGCGTATTCCATCCACATTAGCAAAAAATTCAGTAGCAGGGAAAAAATGTCGCTGAACTGCATTATGTGCCTCATCGAAATAGATTGTATCTACATTTATACCACTTTCTTGTATCCTATGCAACGAATGATAGGTAGTAAAGATAATCTTATTAAACCTATAATTCTGCTCAGTCCACTTCACAATCTCATTAGGATCTGTGGTGCATTTCTGTGATACATATCCACTATGCACATGCAAAGGTTTAACCTGTAGCATAGGATTTGTATCAAGTAAGTTTAAGAAATCCTCACTATGTTGTTGTGCTAGTAGAATGCGTGGCGACACAACTACGATGGTCTTTCTATCAGGATTCTTAACAAATACACTCCATTTGCAACTATTAAACTGTCTATCTGCGTCTCTAATCATACACAAAGTCTTACCACCGCCAGTAGGCACGATGATTTGACCTTTGCTATGCTTGCGCATGGCATCAAGGCAGCGTTGCTGGTGTGCTCTGAGTTTCATCATACAGTTATTATAGAGCACCAGAGCAGCATCTGGTGGTAGTGTGTGACACTTCTTAAAGCGGATAGGTAGAGTTGCACTACCACATAACCTCAGGTCGAGACTATTCTTCTCTCAGTTACCCGCATGTTTTCTAATAAGTTTCCTTACCTTATTATTTAATGGATACAAATAGATATGTTTACCAGGAGTTTCTACCATCTCAGCTTCACCACTCTTTAATGCATTGATAAGTTTAGTAGCAGACTTGGCAGGTATTCTTTCACCTGTCTTTGCAAAGTGTGGTTTGTTGATATCTCTAATACATTTATCATGGTATCGTTTACCATTAAGGTTGATAATCTTACCAGGTGATGTCATACCAGCATGATGGAAGTTGCTTGCTTTGTATATTGTTCCTGCATGACCATGATGTGGGTCAGCATAAGAAACAATAAGTTTATAGTCACTATTCTTCTTTAAATGTTGAATAGTTTGACCAATAAAGTAAGACTCAGTATTTCTTGGAGTATCATCAATACACACAAGCCTGCGAAGTTCAATGATATCAAACTCCTTTTCTGCACCATAGATTGAATACTTCTTCCATTGATTCCTCATGGCAAAGTATCCATAAATCATTGCACCAATCACCTCACCTTCATTCATTAAGATAAAAGAATGTTTAGGTGACTGTCCTTTAGCACTGTGACTATAATGCCATTTCTCAATGAATGGTACTACAACACTAAATGGTACTTCTGCAACAGTAAAATCAGTTACTGTTGCATCTCTATGATCAGTATAGAATAGCATCTATTATTTAAGGTGTGCAATCTCCAGTGGTCCTTCTGATACCAAACAGGAACAAATCAATCTCACTTTCTCTACAAGATTTCTTTGAAGAATTGTGCTCATATGTTCTTGGTGGAGCATTATTAATAATAGTAGGAGGTACAACAACTGGAGCACTATTTCCACCACCATAATAATTGGGAGGATAATATTGCGACTGTGCTGATACTGGTGCTCCTACAATCAGTGCCAAAGGAATAGCATACAGAACATTAAAGGGGTTCATAATAAAAACAAAACAAAAGGAAAATAAAAAGGTTTAGTAGCACATGATCACATACTACCAGAATTAAAGCGTGCTGTCAAGTTACGGACAACCTGCTCTATCAGATGCAACACCAGCAATAACTCCAATAGGAATTGACCAAGCATAAGCATCAGACTTAGACACTGCAGCTGCAATACCACCGCCCAATAAACCACTAAGAACTCTACTTCCACGATTGCATCCTACAGGTCTTTGTGGTTGCCGTGACTGATAGTTAGAATTGTGATAACCACCCGAAGATGGTCCACAAGGTACTCTTTCCTTATATCTTTTTATACGTCCAGATCTATAATTTCCTTGACCATCATAGTAACCAGGAATATATCTCTCTTTATGAATATAACGCTTACACTCTTCAAAAACATTTGTTTGCCCATATGCTAATGCAGGGGCAGGCAAAAAGAATAAAGTTGAAAGCATGAGTGCAAATTTCATTGTGTTCTTACCTCTTCAATTGTATCGGAAGCATTCCAACTGTTTTGCATGTTAGTTCCTCCAACGAATCCAAATCCACCACAAATAAGTGCTAATGATAAAACAATTAGTGCCGATTTGTTTTGTTCTTTGGTTGGTGTTTTTGTCTCAATATAATCATCTACTCCTTGACCTGTTGCATATGAACCAACCCATGTACCTACAGCACCACCCACACCCATTAAAATCAAAGGAGTAAATGCAACGAATGCCCAAACACCACCAGCTAAAGCAAGAAGACCTAAAAGACTTCCAGAACTCATCTCTCCATCATCATCGTCATCATCATAATCACGAGAACTGGTGTTTCCACTACTATGTGAAGAACTAGAAGAACTATTAGACTTTAATTGTTCTAGTTGTTCTTCACGACGAGACCGTTCTTTAGCAATATGTGCCTCTCTTTCTCTCTTTTGTTTAACAGGATCAGGTCCAACATAATTAATGTAAACCTTTTTAGCAGGGTATCTTGCCTCAACCAAACTTTCAATATGTCCACGATCTGCTAGATCAGAATCAATTGAAAAGTTATGACTACGACCCTTTTCATCCATCCACCTACCAGTTGCAGTGTGTGCCATAATTAAAAATACCGTGAAAAGAAATGAGTTTGGTCTTCGGATTCAATAATAAAGTAATCGTGCGTTAATTCACAATCCCATACCTCTTGCCAATCGATGTGGCTAGTAAGAAAGTCAGGAATATCAGACTCATTAGTACCATCACCAAGATAACCTAAATCATCAACTAATTGCTCAACAAATTGTGCTTCAACACGAATAGATGTTGGCATACTTTGAACGTATGCATCTTCCCATTGATCCACATTCTCAATACCCTCATCATTGATCAGGTTGAATAACTCTAGATCTAAGTCAGGAATATCATTCTTAATGTATTCAAAAAACTCCTGTTCTTTTTTGTCCATAATTAAAAATGCCGTGAAAAGAAATGACTCTTGTAATCCTGCGTAAGCATGAAGTAATCATGGCGCAACTCACATTCCCACACATCTTCCCAATCAATATGATTAGTGATAAATGTAGGAAGACCTGATTCTTCTAGATAACCGCAATCAGAAACCAATGTCTCAGAAAACTCCGCACCATCTTTGTATTGTCCAGAGTATGCATCCTCAAACTGTTCAACAGTTTCTATACCATTATCAAGAATGTCCTGAAAGAGTTGATCATTTACATCAGAAATATACTTCTCTTTAATAAACTCCAGAAATGCTTGCTCCTGTTCCGACATGAGAGGTTAGATCTCGTTCAATACACATACTATAGACCATGAGACGGTCTTTGTGTAGTGTAATGTGACAGTTCTTTAACTGGCTACTGCCTCTGCTCTCAATGCTTCCATTTTCACAAACTGTTCATTCATATTGTAATAGAGTTTGTAATTCTCTGTGATAACATAATGACCTGTAATATCCTTCCCGTCATCATGCCAGCCATAACCTTTAACTTTCTCTGCAACACCATCAATCCTCATTCTTTTGCTTCCATGTAAGTAGGAATGATACCTGTCGTCTAGATTAATCATAGTTTTTGAAAGAAGTGTGTTGACATTCTAACATAGTTAGGTGTATTATCTATAAATTTTATATTATCTTTATAGTCTGGTAACATATGTTAACTTTGTTCCATTTCACTCTTCTTTGCTTGCTTCTCTCTCTTAATACGTTTCTTCACCATTTTAGCAAATTTAACATCCTGTTCAGTATACCAATCAGGATGTTCTTTTGCTCTTCTAATAATAATCTTTGCTGCTTTCTTATCCTTCAATGTGTTGTCTGTAATGTGTCCGAAAGACTATTTAGTACAGTTTTTCTTCCTGTCCTAATTGAATCTTACAGTCAGATTTAGGATATGCAACACAAGTAAGAACGAATCCTGCTTCTAGTTGGTCATCATCAAGGAAGGATTGTTCCTCTTGATCTACCTCACCTTCAAGGATTTTACCTGCACATGTTGAACATGCCCCAGCCCTACATGAATACGGTGCATCAACACCATCCTCTTCTATAACATCCAGGATATACTCATCTTCTGGACATTCAACCGTAGTCTCTACGCCTTCTGCGTCAATTACTGTAACCTGATATGATGCCATAGTAGTCAGTCCTTACAAACTCGATGTATTTATTGTAGCACATACGTCAATATATTACACTGGGTGATGAAATATATGTGACGATGAGTAATCCCTAACAACTTCATCAATATAAGAAATCATATCATCAGTAATTGTTGGAGAACATCCCACAAAGAAAACTTCATCAAGAACTCTAGAAGCATTTGGATACTCACTAGAATCACCCAAGTCTTTATATGCAGGATGCATTAAGATATTTCCTGCAAAATAATTTCTAGTTTGAACACCAGCATCTTCCAAATGTCTAACAAGTGCATGCTTGCTGGTTGATACTGGTCCGTCTTCACATACAATAGGAACTCCAAACCAAGATGTTTCAGATTTTTCTAATTCCTTGATCACTCTTACACCAACAATAGATTCAAAAACCTTACCTATTTTCTCTTTATTACTTCTTCTCTTCTCATGTATCTCCTCAAACTTATCGATCTGAACAGAACCAATAGCACCTTGAAAATCTAATGGTTTTAAATTATATCCTTTAACACCAAAGACATACTTATGGTCAATATCATTATCATATCCATCAATCCACCTACTAAATCTCTTTCCGCACACACCGTTAGACAATTTATTTTGAGCCCCTACACAATAACATCCACGACCCCACCACGCATAGGATCTAGCAAGTTGAACAATCTCTTCAATATTAGAAGAAACCATCCCACCTTCACCTGTACAAATATGATGAGCAGGATAGAAAGAACAAGAGGCAGCAACAGCATGTTCAGTAATAAACTTATCTCCCCACTTACTTCCAAGTGAATCACAACCATCAGCAATATATTTAATTCCAGAACTATCAATAATATCAAGAAACTTATCAAAATTATAAGAATTACCAAGAACTGGTGAACTAAATGCTGCTACAGTTCTATCTGTAATTTTAGACTTTAACTCATCAAGATCCCAATTAAGATCTTCAAAATCTATATCAACAAAAACTGGTTTCAATCCATTCTGAATGATAGGATTGATGGTAGTAGGAAAACCACAAACACACACTAATATTTCATCACCATCTTTCCACTGAAAGTAATCTTTAAGTGCAGCAATCATAACAAGATTTGCTGATGAACCAGAGTTCACCATAAGTGAATGATAAAATCCAAACTTTTGTGCGAATTCTTTTTCAAACTTATTAACTTTCTCTCCAGCACACAACCATTTACCATCCAATAATGATGTAATAGATACAGATATTTCTCTGTTGTCCCAATAAGGTCCAGAATAATAAATGGGATTTCCCTTTTTATAATTCTCATTTGAAAGATATGGAAATAAATTCTCACCATCCTCACGAAGAGAATCAATAAAATGATCAACTTTTTTACTTACTGACATAATTCCTGAATTATTGAATTGGTGGTGATCTTTTGAGTAAATCCAAGTTCA